CCCTCAAACTGGAGAGTGACACGACCCCATGACGCTACGGAGATTTTACCTTCATAGTCGGTGTTCATGTTGGTAATACCGAGAGCGGTGAACACCTCCGCTAGTTCCACTACCTCTGTCTCTGCCTGTGCTACTGCGTTGTCACGCTCTGTTCTTGCTGTCTCGTTGCCTTCTTCTTTGGCAATGTGTTCGGCAAGCATGACCGCTTCGGTCAGGTCTGTCTTAAGTATCAGGCGAGTTGGCATTGACTTAACACCACCGTACTGAATTGCTGTGCGCTCGGCTACGGGACGGGTGTCCTTCTTGACATAACCTTCCTCGTCACGGACGAGTTTGCCGTTCTCATCTAGTAATGAGTCACTTGTCCGTACATTGACTGCCTTAACGAGCACGCTTGACTTGTCGTATCCCGTGTTCACTACCTGAAAGTAGGTAGGAAACTCGCTGTACTTGCTCATCTGTCTGTTGTAGTTATGGAATATCGCTTGCGGATTGCTCACGATAATCTCTAGTATGTCTTGTCTTTTCATTTTGGTTTGCCCCCTTCAGGACTTGTTTGTTTTGTTAGGTGTCACCCTACTGTACTGTTGAACAGTTGTCAAGGGTATTTACTGTGACTTTCGTCACAAGAATGGATATCGTCATGACGGTATTTTTAGGTGGCAACCCTACCTTGCGAGGGGTTACTCACGGGTAAGGTACCGTACAACGCTTCTAAGAGGGTGCACTTTGGGTTGAAATCCACCGCCCACGCTGGTAGTGCTGACTTAAGACCCGCTAGTTCTTCCACCGTGTAGATGATGAGACTACGAAGGTCACGCCCGAGTTGGGTGCGTCCACCGTGTAGGTCTATCTCTACTTCTAAGTCTGCCTCTAACATTCTTAGGTAGGCTTCTAATTCCTCTATCATGACTTAAGTCCTAACGCTTCCCACTCTGTCCAATTAGAAGGCGACCCTTCGGTAAGCGTCTCTCTCCTTAGTTCTACCCCGCACTCACAATGTGACCATTGGTACCTTGTGCTCGTCCGTGATGTGTAGTCTCTGATGTTCTGCCCGTGAGGGTGGTGTTCGTGTGTCATGACTTAAGACCTACCGATTCACCCGACACCCAACGACTACCCGAGCCAGCGACAGGGACGATGAGATAATCCACCGCACCCCACCGCAATCGGCTATCGGTAATCTTGACATCGTACTTAAGTCCCGACCCGTCACCCCACTCGGCTATCTTGCCGATGTTCTGCATTAGTTCTAGCGTGGTCATGCTCCCGCCTCAATTCCTTTTAGTCCTGCACCGTTCGGGTAGATAATGTCATAGCCCTCGTGCGCTACTGCGTGGCTAATACTTGCGCTCTGATAGTTCAGGAGATATCCCCACGCTTGCGCCTCTGTGCTGAATGTGGCGAGCGTCTGCCCGTCTCGTGTTACTTGATAGAAAGTTTCCATGTCTTAAGTCCTAACCCTTGTGCCCTGTCCATACTGCGACATAGCCCGCCTTCGTGCTACCGATAGACCATTCACCTTCCCACTCCATAAGATTTAGGAATTGCTCTATCGCTTTGGCGTGGTTCTCTGCTGGTTCTAGTGTTGCTATGTACGGGTAATACTTCTCGAACCCCCCGCAAGCGGTGACTTTGATACGCCCGCTTGCTACTAGGTAGGTGCTCTGTACCGTCTGACGGTGAGAGCGGGTGACCGTAGCCACCTCTGTCTTAAGTGTTGTTTTCATATTTCCCCCTCGGGATTGTTGTTTGTTGTTGTTAATTGTAGGGGTAGTGTGTAACGATTACAACTACCGAACGGATATTTTCTACTGTGACTTTCGTCACACTCATGACTCAAGTCCTAACTCATACACTTCTTTAGGTGTTGGGATTAGGTACGCCTCGTACCGTTGCCCGCCGAGATTATCCCCGCAAAAGTAGCACTGGCTCCAAGAGAAGAAACCTTCGGTGTCGTCACCGAGTGACGGCTCTTGCCCTTCACGCTTCACGGCATCTACATACCGTGCCTCATGGAATGGGTCTCCCCCTTCTGATGCGCCGTTAGCAGACATCTCAAGACATGACCCGCATATCGTTATTTCATATTTCATATACATAATTTCCCCCTCGGGATTTACTTGAAACCTTGTGGCTCCCTCGGACGCACCACCTAAGCGATGCACCCGAGGCAACCCCCCGCCCGTAGGCGGGGAGTCTCCTGTCTTAAGTCCCTACCCCTCTGCCTCTTCTGGCTCTTGGGCTACGAAGTGTTGTTCACACTCGTCACAAGTGACACCACCCATGAACACCTTGGCGCTTGCCCGTATCTTCTGTGGCTCTTCGCATGAGCAGATGCCCACTAGAAGGTTCTTGTTCCTCTTCTTTTCCTTGTCTCCTGTCTTAAGTACGCAAGACACAAGGGAGATGGCACGGTCTAGGCGGGCTATCATGTCGCCCCAAGTCTCCGCACATTCCTCGGTGACCTCGGTGTGGCTCCAACCTCGGGAGCCGTCCTCGGTGATGGTGAGACCGAACACGCCTTCGGCGGTGTTCTTGAAATGCTTGTTATGTCTTCCGTTGGTGTCGCAGTCCTTGGTGCCCTTGGCAATGTTCACGGCGTGTGCCATCTCATGTAGCAATGTGCCCGCCGTCTCTCGTCCACCTCGGCGCAAGCCTTCACCCGTGAGAACTATCTCGTGGAAACCCTCGCCACCTTCGGTAGACCATGCGGGAGCCGTTGTGATATGTCCGTACTTGACGCTCCCCGCCTTGCTTGTCGTGTCTCGGTCAATCACGATGATGACATTAGGAAGAGTTACCCCTGTCTTAAGTCTCACAATCTCGGCGGTCTCATAATAGAGAGCGGTCACCTCGTCAATAAGTGGGGCAAGCGTGAGACGCTCTAGTGTCTCGCCTACCTCGGTTGGTGTTGTGACCTTCTTGGTCTTGGTTGGTGTTGCCATGTTGTCCCCCTCGGGATTAGGTGGAGCGGGTGCCCCACTTGATAAATCAAGCGTATCGGAACCGTGCAACAATTACAAGGGGCAAACCAAGATTATTTTTATTTCTTTATTAGCACCACCGCTAACTATTGCAAGCACATAGTAACCACCGACCACTACCAACAGTTGGCGACTGTTCACAAAGAGTCACCGACTGCCCAAGTGCAAACAAAAGCAAGCACTAGGCAACACGCCAGCAAGCACACGCCCTGTCCCTATTTTAGTTAGTTGCAAGTGCAACGATGTAGGGGGGGGTGGGTTTTGTGGTACCACTAGGGGGGGTGGGTGCCCGCTCATAATGTTCGTTATGTAATTATCCAGCAGAAAGGCACATAACCTACCAACCAGTAGGTAGAGAGCGTGACGCAACTGGGGGTGTGCCGAGGCACCGTAGGTGTGGTAGGTGTGTATTGAGAGAAATATGTAATCACTCTTTTTGTGGGTGTTCGGTTGGGTGTCACTGTGTGTGGTGGGTTATCACTCTGTGTGGTGTTATACGGTTGGCGGAGGAGGGAGGAGGAGTTTCCAAACTGGAAGGTTACCTGCTTAAGTTGGCAAGGAAAGAAAAAAAGAAATCCACCGACTTGGAAGTTGGCGCTGGCTTTACTTCTTGCTTCTTTGCAAACAACCGATGCCGTAGGCGAGGGCGTTAGCCGCTTTAGCGGAACCTGATGACTAACAATCCTGTCTTAGCCTCCCCCACGGTTTAGATACCATTGTGATACCAAGGTCGCCGTAGCCAAATTGTTTTAGCCGACACCTGAAAGGTTGAACATATGTCGTTGTTCACGCTGCTTGAATCTCTTACACAACAAAACAAAAGATACATAACGGTTTTGTCTGATTGCAGGATTCATCTACCCCAGTTCCCTGGTGTGAATTGCCCCGCATCATGCAACCGATGTACAGCCTTGCCTGCCTTGACGCTATCCCAGCGTGGAGGTCTTGTGAAGTTGACATCAGCATAGCACATGCTGTGTTACTCTTGCAACATGGCTTCTAAACAACCCGCTAAAAAAATGTCTGACCCAAAACCAAAACCAAAGACTTCTAACAAGCCTGGACCGATGGATGACATTGGTCGTGCTGCTGCTCTTGTAAAACGTGGTGTTTTCAAAAACCCATCAAACCCAAATAGTTATTCAAATCTTGATAAAGCATTAGGTAGAAATGACACTCGTTCTATAACTAAGATGCCTGGTGATATTGCTAGGGGTATTGATTTTCTTGTGCGTAAAGCGACTCCGCTTCCTGACCGTAAAAAGCCAACACCTAAAAAGAAAATGAAGTAATTATGTACGACGAAAACAAAGGAAAAAGTAACGCATCCAAAAAGGTTGCTTCAAAAAAAAGTCCGTTTGGTTCCGCAACGGTAGTTTCTGGAATCACAAAAGATAAAAAAGGAAATGTTACTTCCGCTTTGTTTCCAGAAACTAAAAAGGCTGCTTCTAAAAAGAAGAAGTAATGGCAGCAAAAAAGGACCCACGATTGGAACGGGCAGGGGTGTCTGGGTTTAACCAACCAAAGGCAACCCCTAAGCATCCAACCAAATCACATGTTGTTGTAGCCAAAGTCGGTAGCGAAGTAAAACTAATCCGCTTTGGACAGCAAGGTGTGTCAGGTTCCCCTGACGGGTCTGCCCGTAATAAAGCGTTTAAAGCCCGCCATGCTTCTAACATTGCTAAAGGTAAAATGTCTGCTGCGTATTGGGCTGACAAAGTTAAGTGGTAGAATAAAACCCGATGGGAACAAAACGAATTGTTCCAGTACAAGACAAAGTTAAGTTCTTTGCCCTTATATCTGCTGGACGAAACATCAAAGACGCTTGCGCTGAGGCGGGTATCCACTACAACACAGGTAGTAGATGGGTTAAGAAGGCTAAAGAACTAGAAGCAGGGCATAAGTCTGCTGTTCATAAAGCCGCTACTGGTGCTGGTTCTGGTGGTCGCCAAGAACTACAACACATGAACTTCATGGATGCCATTGATATGCCATCCGCTATCCCCCATGACATGCTTTCCGAGGAAGCCTTACGGGGGTTGGAAGATTTTGACTATTTCCGTCGTCGCTATCTAGGACGAGTGCCAAGTCCGTGGCAGGTTGAAGCCGCTGTGACTCTTGTAAAACTGTTGGAGTCAGAAGAAAAAGAATTTGTAGTAATTAATGTCCCACCAGGAGCAGGCAAATCAACTTTGTTCCACGATGTAGCGGTGTGGGCGATAGTACGCAACCGACGGGTACGAGTCATGATTGGTTCCGTGTCTCAGAACATGGCTAAAATGTATTCCCGCCGTATCCGTGAAACCCTAGAACGAGTATCACCAATTCTCCCAGACCCAGGCATGGTTCAAAAGGGATTAGCAATAGATGCAGAAGGATGTTTAACAATTGACTATGGACGATTCAAACCAGTGGACAAAGGGGCGCTTTGGCGTGCCGATGAGTTCGTCGTGGAGCAACTTGACGGAAATGGTCTGGACAACAAAGAGCCAACTGTCCGTGCATACGGAATTGAAGCAGAGTTCATTGGGCACCGAGCCGACCTATGCCTCTTTGACGATGTTGCCTCACCTGACAATGCGAGAGAAAGCGTGGCTAGGGACAAACTTTTGGAAAGATGGGACGGAGTGGCAGAAGCCCGTTGTGACCCAGGCGGGTTGCTGGCTGTTGTCGGGCAGAGACTCGGTTCGGGGGACCTTTACGCTCATTGTCTCTCCAAAGAAACCTACGACATTGAAGAAGATATCAATTACGATGGGGCAGATGTCATTACCCCTGAAGATGTATCTGAAGGGATACCAGTACGGCAAAAAAAGTACAGACATATTGTCTATCAAGCGTATTATGAAGAACTTGACACGGGTAAAGAATCTCGTTCTTTCAAATCTTTACCGTACCCAGACGGACCGCTACTAGACCCCAAGCGTCTCCCGTGGAAAGACCTATCTTTCATTAGATACAACAAACCAGATGTATTCAAAGTTGTATATCAACAAGAAGACCTAGACCTAGACTCTAAACTGGTACAACGCACCTGGATAACTGGTGGCATAGGACTAGATGGGGTGGACTACCCAGGTTGTATAGATGGTGACCGCCAACCAGGGTACATTCCTGAAGGATTAGCCCACCCGTGGGTATCTATCGTGGCTGTAGACCCCTCACCTACTATGTTTTGGGCGTTTGTGTGGATTATTTACCAGCCAAATACCAACCTTTACCATGTTGTAGACATTGAACGAGTCAAACTATCCGCTGAAGAAGTCCTCGGTTACGACACCATGACAGGTGAATACTCAGGGCTGATGGACAGGATGCAGGAACGCTCATACCAAATGGGTTACCCCATCTCGCATTGGGTGGTTGAAATTAACGCAGCCCAGCGTTTCCTTCTAGCCCACGACTTTGTACGCAAATGGCAAGCCCTGCACCGAGTCAATGTGATACCACATACCACAAGCCGAAACAAACTAGATGAATCCCTAGGTGTTGAAGCACTACTACCAGCAGTTATCAGGTCAGGCGCATTACGCCTACCGTCTATGAAAGGCAACTGGAAGACCCTTGCTGCCACAGATGAGTTAACTAAATGGTCACGAGATAAAAAACATGGCACCGACATTGTGATGGCACTATGGATGGCACTACTAAACCTACCGAACCTCACCGAATCAAAAGCACCACCCCGCCAATGGCGACCATCCTGGCTTAGATAAGGCTAATATGTTATCGTTGCATTGTTTGAGTCACACTAAAGGTCACGCATGAAATCAGTTGAAGAAATAGTTGACCTATACCGCCAGCGTGTTACCGCCCAAGGTCCTATCCTTTCACAAATGCGCCAAGTACGCCAACTTGCAAACAGCGATGTTGTTGTCCCACTAAACGAACTAGACCGCAACACTAAATCCTCAGTTGCAAACCTGTTGGTACAAGGTCTTGACCAGATGTCTATGCGTGTATCAAGCACCATGCCAAACCCATACTTCCCTGCATTGCGTGAAGGACAAGAGCGTTCAATGAAAATGGCTCGTGACCGCAAACGAGCAATGCTTGCAATCTGGGACCAAAACCGCATGGGCATGAAGATGCGTCGTCGTGCCCGCCACCTTCTTGCATACAGCAACTCACCTGTATATATCAAACCTAACTTTGATAAGCGAATCCCAGAGTGGCAGTTACGCAACCCACTAGATACTTTCGCAGCACCAAGTATTGATGTAGATAACCCAGTCCCAGAGAATGTTATTTTCTCCTATAGCCGCACCTACGCATGGCTAACAGCAAACTTTGGTACTTCAATCAACGGACAATTGCGTGTAGGTCAGCCAAGACCAGACGACATGTTCACCATATTAGAATATGTATGCGACGATGAAATCGTTACCCTTGTTATGGGCTACGAAAAAGACCGTGACCCTATTAGCGGCACTTACTACATGGGTTCACCCGCTGTAGAACTATCCCGCATCATTAACCGCACAGGTATGCCACTCGTAATTGTTCCTCAACGCATCACACTAGACAAACCACACGGACAATTTGACGGTCTACTTGGCATGTACTACACCCGTGCTCGTCTGCAAGCCCTCACTGAAATTGCTATTGAGCGTGGCATTTTCCCAGATGAATACCTAGTAGCACGACCAGGAGAAAACCCAGAGATTATTCAAATCGCTGACGGTAAATCAGGACAACTTGGTGTCGTAAAAGGTGGAGATATCCAAATACAACAGTCCAATCCTGGCTATAAAACAGATACAGCACTGGACCGTTTAGAGCGTCAAGAGCGTCTTGAAGGTTCCATCCCAGCCGAGTTCGGTGGAGAATCAGGAACCAATATCCGTACAGGTCGCCGTGGAGAATCAATCCTTGCGGCAACCGTAGACTTCCGAGTACAAGAAGCACAAGAAATTTTTGCCTCATCCATTCTTGAAGAAGACAAAGTAGCCATCGCTATTGAAAAAACTTATTGGGGTAACAGCGCAAAATCGTTCTACATCCCAGGTTCAGGTGGTGGAATGAAAGATTACACACCAAACAAAATGTGGGAAACAGACTTCCATTATGTTTCATACCCAGCAGCAGGTTCCGATGTTAACTCTCTTGTTGTTGGATTAGGTCAGCGTCTTGGTGCAGGTATTATTTCTAAAGAATCAGCCCGTGAATCAGACCCAATGGTTGGCGACCCAGAACTAGAGCGTGACCGTATTGTTTCTGAAGCAATTGAATCAGCACTTCTTCAATCAATTCAGGCTCAAGCAGCAGACCCTAAAGGTCCATACCAACCTGACGACCTTGCATTTATTGCAGAAAAAGTTGGTTCTAACCAAATGAATCTTTCTGAAGCAATCATGGCTGCACAAAAACGGGCACAAGAACGCCAAGCAACTGTTGCCCCAGCAGGTTCACCAGAAACAATGCCAGGTTTAGCCCCTCCAGGCATGGGTGCAGAACAACCATCAGCACCAGCAGGTGGACCACCAGATTTGCAATCACTACTAGCACAACTAGGTGGCGGAGGGGGAGCACCACCAATGGGTGGAGCACCAATGCCAGCAGGCGCACCAATGGGGGCAATGTAAATGGCACAGGCATACCCCAATCGTTCAGACCTGCGTAACCCAATGGGCAAAGTTGCTAAACAAGCAGCAACAGGACAAACATATGGTGAAGCAGGAAAACAAATGGCTGCACAATCCGCTGTCCCTATTGCCCAATCACCTACAGATACACAAATACCTACGGTAGCCCCAGGTCAACTTGGTGATTTTGCTGGTATGACACAACGCCCTAATGAACCTATTAGTTCTGGCGCATCATATGGTCCAGGTCCAGGACCAGAAGTATTTGGTCCATCACAAATCCAACCAACACCACAACTGCCATCTGATTATATGAATGGTTCTAAGCAAGACCTCATTGACCAGGTTAGAGTTGCTTATTCTAAATATCCAAACACTGCTCTTTTTCAGTTGCTTCTTGAATTGGAAGACCATCCAAACGCATGATTAGAAATGCCCAACAACTTGCTGAAGACGCAGCAGCAACAGAATTTTTAAAAAAGCGTCGTGCAGATTTTGAACAAACAATTACACCTGAAGTTGCAGCACGAACAGCATCGTTTGTACCTGGTGGTAAATATACTTCTCCAGAATTAAAAGCATCCCTTGGTCTTTCTGGTGTACCTGTAGACCCACAAATGGTTCATGCCCATGCAGTTGCTAAGGCTCGTGAAAACTTTCAATTCAACAACGACTATTGGGCTGCAAACACCAACACCGTTGCACAAACAGCAGAACCTAAACCACAAGGTTCAATTTTTGAAATGCTTGTTCGGGAATCACAACTTGTTGCAAATGGGACTAGAGACAAAGTTAAAGTTCCTGAATGGTATGACACAGTTGACCCAAATGCTTATTGGCGCAACCTTCAAGTACCACAGAAAAGTCAAATTAAAAACGCTTGGGAATTAACAAATTTAAACGAAAATCAATTATTAAAATTTCTTGTTCAAAATGGTGGTACTGAAGGAATCCGTACAATCCCACAAATGTACGACAACCCATCGTCAACACAACCCAACCCACAATTGATGAGTTATGAAACAGGGAAACCTGTTGCTGGTACTGGCGGTGCAATGGATGCACTTAAACAAAAGTTTCCACAATTTGGAAAACTTGTTACATCAATGGAATCACAAGCACCTGATACCAGTGTGTTGGCAACAGCAGGTAAAGTGGCTGGTATTGCTCTTGGTGGTGGATTAAATACAATAGGTTT